GTCGCGCCCGCAACAGCAGTAAAACCCATTACACACACAAACACACATTACACACACACCATTGGGGTTTACCATGGCAAATATTACAAATCATTCATTGGTTGGCGATCTACGTTTGCAACAGATGATTAGCCAAGAATTAAAATTACTTATTACCGATGCGCGCAACCTGAGAAATACGCCATTTCTCGATTTTGTCGGATCTATCAACGGAATGGGATCGGATACAATCCGAGTACGTAAAGCCGGTTTGGATGGTTATGATTCATTTCAAGCATTTACAGGTAGTGCCGGATCTTTCCAAGAAGATACAGCCGTATCCGAAACAAGTTTAACCGATGGCCATGCCGATATCGTTGTAAAACGCCAAGCGTTGATGTACAAAATTACCGATCTTGCATCTATGACCGGAATGGGCCAAGATATCGATCCATTCAGAATTGCGGAATCAATTAGCAAATCATACGAATTGTTATTTGCTGAATTAACCGCATCCAGTGTTGCCGGTTTTACTGCATCGGTATCCAATGCGGGCGCGTTGACAATTGAAGATTTTATTCAAGCATTTCAAACGTTGGAATTGGCATCATCGGGTAAAGGTGCGCCGGGGCCATACGTTGCGTTGTTGCATCCTGAGCAATGGCAAGATTTGCAAAACGATATTCGTGGCGAACAAAACAACGCATTGGCGTTTGCACCCGCATCATTTGAGGCGTTGAGCGCAAAAGGGCCGGGCTATAAAGGATCGTATTTGGGTGTTGACGTTTATACATCATCACATATTACAGAAAGTGCCGGTTTGCACGTTGGGGCCATGTGGGCGCCGGGTGCATTGGGATTTGCTACAGGTAAACCAGCCGCGTTGGCAGGAGCCGCCCAATCGATGGATATGGGTGACGTATTGATCGAAATGGAACGTGATGCAACACGCGCGTTAACATCGATTGTTGGGCATTGTTACCTTGGTATGGGTATCGTTGATGCTGATCGCGGTGTTAAACTCAGTTCGATCAACGATTAACATTTTGTTGTTCTAACATTGGTTAGATTGGTTGTTTGATGTACGGGGTTACGGCCCCGTGCATTTTTCAACCCACAACACACAAACAACCACACAAAACACATTGAGGCAAAACACAATGAATTACACAACACAGGCCCAACCGTGGGCGCCACAAAACCCACACAACGCACAATTGGTATTACCCACTCGCGCAAACCATCCAATGTTCGCGAAATGGTGGCCGGCCAATTGGATTTGGCAAGAATTCCAAATAACCGAGGTTGTACCCGGTAAAGGAAATGCCAAGGATAAAGAGATCCAAACAACCGTGGGTGTGTTTGTGCCAAATATCGAATTCGAACAGATCCGCCCCGGCGTTAACGGTGTGCGCCAAATACGCGGTGAATTGGGTGATGTATCCAACCGCATCGGCCAATTGCAACGTGAGGGGTGGATCTATCTAGATCCAAAACGGCATGATTATGTGCGTATGTATGATGCACGCGGCGGCAAATATTACACCGATCGTTTTACCGATGTACGTGTATTGGCAAACCGAGTAATTAAAACATTCGATCGCAATGCGTTTAACCAATGGGCGTTGCAATTGTTGGTTGCGGGTGAATTGGGCGTGGTTGAACCTGAATTTTGGAAACTGTTCGTAACTGATTACCGCAAACGCCCCGATCGATTGATTCGCCAACAACACATACCCGAAATTGCCAATAAATTGCACGCGTTGCAAACGCAAATCGATGCAATGGATGCATTTATCGAATCATACGCCCAACACGGGTTAAACGTTTATAACCGGATATTAACGCCATGAGTACAACACCATTTGCCCCGCAAATCAAAATACCCGAATTGTTAGAAAAGGGTAAAGCGCAAACAAGCGAATTACCGATTTATCGCGATGGGCAATTGGTGGCCCCAACCGAGGTACGTTACACGTTGTACGATCCAACCAATAAAAAATTGGTTGATAATGCCGTGGCAACGTACCCCGGCAACATCCCACAATACACACATGCCACCGGATTGTTAAACGATTCACAATTGGGCGAGGGGTATTTACAGGAATGGGCGGTAACCATTGGTGGCCGCGTGTACACATTTCGACGTATGGCGGCCGTTGTATTGCGGCGTTTGTATCCCGTGGTATCTGATGCCGATTTAACGGCCACGTATTCACAATTGGCCGATTTGCGGCCATCATCGTTAACCAGTTACCAAACGTACATCGATGAGGCGTGGTACACGTTAATGCAACGGTTGCGTACCGAGGGTGGCGGCCTAGAGTATTTGGTAATGAGTGCCGAGGCATTCAGGGGTGCGCACCAAAATTTGGCATTGTATTATGTATTTCGTGATTTCCATAGTTCATTGGGCCAATCGAATGGGCGGTATTTGGATTTGGCAAACGAACATTACCGCCAATACAATAACGAGTGGAAACAAATAAATTTTGTGTACGACCACAACCACACCGGATCGGCCGATAATCCAGATCAACGCCAAAACAAACAACCGGTTATTTATCTCAGTAATCCGGGGCGTTTGGGTAACTACCGTTGGCGGCGTCGATGAGTGTAACATTTAGCGATTTACGGGCGGCGGTGGCATCCAATGTTGCAAACGTTGGTGGCATGCAATTGGCCAAAATGGCACCCGAATATTTTTTGCGCCAACAAAACACGATTGCCCACAAATCGTACACGGTGGCCGTAACCCAATCTAATGCCACGCCCGAACGGCAACGGCGCGCCGTGGGTGTGTACGTGCAAACCAATGTGGTTGTAACGTTTGCCCATCGTTTGCGCCCGTTGGATGTGTACCCAACGGATTACGACGCGGCGTTGGATCTTGAACGGGATGTAATCAACAATGTGTTGCAAACATATAGTGCCAACAATGCGTTTACAATCCGTTATAATAGCAGTGTACGAACCGTTGGCGATTCACAAGAATACATAACCGTGGCGTTAACATTTACGGCATTACACACCATAACCCAATAAACCCACACACACAGGTATTAACATGGCATACTCAACAGTACCCAAAACAAAACGCGATGGAAAGATCGAATTAAAGGATGGTACATCGGTAACACCGATCGTACTTGAAATTGCATACGAGGATGGCAATTTCTCAGTTAGCCAACCCCAACAATTTAGCGAATTGGTAATCATGGATCGCGGTAATTTTGCGGCGGTTCGAAAACAGGATGAACAAACGATCACGGGTTCTTTTTCGTTTCATTTCCGCCAATTTACCGATGCGGTAAACGTTGGATCGGTTCGTGATTTTATCAACCAAAACGGTGCATATTCCGGCAACGTATCCACCGGTACAAGTGGCGTGCCATACGTTGAACATTACACAATTGATATTGTTTACACGGCCGAGGGTACCGATTTTGGTGATGATCAGGATACATCGATCACATTATCCAAATGCGTTTGTTCGTTGGATTTTGCCGAGGGCGATCCAAGTGCATTTACATTAAACTTTACATGTTACGGCGGTGCAATCGTTGCATAAACCAACAACCACGGGGCGTATTATTATGTTGGATTTATCGAAATTAGGGCAACACCAATTGGTTGTGCCGGAATCAATGGCCACGTGTTGGGATTTTATTGCCATTTGGAGCAACGATCCCAACCGGGCGCAATTGGCGCGATTGTGTGCCGGTGCAATTGGTGTATGCGTTGACCATGCCAAGGTGTTGCCGGCATATCGTGTTGCCGATGGCGATCCGATTGCATACGGCCATGCGATTATGGATCGGTTAATGGCCAATGGTGTAACACCGGGTGCCATTTACGAATTGGGTGTACAATGTATTGTGGAAATGACCCGCAAAATTCCAACCCAACAACAGGTTGAAGAAACGGCAAATTTTACGCATCCACCCGAGGCCAATTAGATTTATTGGCTTTACGGGTGGCACGCCATTGGGGCCGCGGCCCGAATTGGTTTTACACATTGGATGCCCAAACCCGTGTTAACGTATTGGCCGAATATCGATTACACAATAGTACGCCCGAACAAATCCAAACCCGCCAAAATGAAATAAAACGGGTACAATTGGATAAGATGATTCAACGCCAACGGGGGTATGATGGGCCAAACAATAAAACAGGGTAAAGCAAGCGCAACATTTTCCCAGGACATTGATCAATTGTTTACGGGTTTGTTGGATACCGTTGCACCCAACGCACGGTTGATAATGGATAGTTCATTAAAAACCATCGAAACCGAGGCCGTGCAATCATGGCCCCGCCGCAAACCAAAATTAATACGTGGCGAGGGTGGCCGGATTATTGAATCCATAGACAAATCCAAAAAATCATACCGCAAATTTGTGCGTGGGTTCCGTGTGGATGCCGATGGCAAATTGGTGGTATATCTGAGAAATACGGCCCCGTATTCGTACATGATAAAATACGGCGTTGATTCCGAAAATTACCGCCGGCAAGATATCATACAACCACAGGGCCGCAACGTGGCAAACGAAACGTTAATTAAACCAATTCGCAAAACGGCAAACGCGGTTGTACGCGCATTGGCCGCCGATCTCTTTACACGGGTGTAATCATGGCAACGGAACAAAAAAGTATTGAAATCAGTTACAAGGCCGATATCAAAGATCTGATTTCCAAATTAGAACAGATCCCAACGGTAACAAAAAAAGAGGCTAAAGCAATGGTGGCCGCGTTGGATCGCCAATTAAAACAAGCCGAAAAAGCCGCCAAAAAATCAGCCGATGCACAAAAAAAGGTTGCCCGCGAAATGGCAAACAGTGCCAACCGCGCCCGATCGGAATTTGATCAATTATCCCATAGTGCGGATCGCATGGGTGATAAAATGGATAATGTTGCCGAGAAATCAGGCGATATCGATCGCGGGTTTTCTGGCATTGGGTTGGCATTGCGCGGTGTTAATCCACAATTAGCCGAGGCGGCCGATGGTATGGCCGATTCGTTTGCGGTTGTGGAATCGTTGATAATGGGTTTCGGTTCGTTAAATCCGTTGTTGTTGGCCGGTACGGCAATCGTTGGTGGTTTGGCATTGGGGTATATGAGTTACGCCGCCGAGGCAGAAAAAGCCCGCCAAACCGTGTTAGATTTACGTGAGGCCCAAAAAGAATTAAACGCAACATTAGAGGCACAACAGGATAATTTAGACGATGCCGTATCCAAATTTGCCGAACAGATAAACGAATTCAAGTTAGCAACACAACAAATTGATAAATACGAATATGCGATTGAAAAAGCCGGATACACGGCCGGATCGGCATTTTCGGGTAACATTGCGGCGGCTAAAGAATCGATCGCGGTAACAAACGATATGTTAACCGTGTTGGAAATGATTAACGCGGCGTATGCACCCGGCGCCCAGGCGGCGATCCTGAGTGAGGAACAAAAACAACAATTGCGCACGTTGCAATTGCAAAATGATGCGGTGGATAATAATTTGGATTTGTTGGATAATAGCGCGGCATCGGCCGTTGCCATTGTTCAATTAATAAACGCACAAAATGCGGAATTGCAACGCCAAACCGGCACATTGCAAACGATCGAAAATTACCAAACCGCCGCCGTTAATATGGCTAAAGAATTGCAAGGGTTGGAAAATGAAAAAGCACAGGCCGAGGCGGCCGCCGCCAATTCGATGCAAAAACAGGTTGCCGCCAAACAAAAATTGGTTGAATTAGAAGATCCATTCGATTCTGAGGCCGTACAGGGTGAGATCGCGCAAATTCAGGCCCGCAACGATTTGCAAAAACAATATGCGTTAACACAAATGGATGATACCCAACAACAAATACAGGCGGTGCAAGATCGGTACGATGCCGAATATGAACAGTTATTACGGTTGGGTGTAATTAGTGGCGAACACGAATTGGCCCAAACGATGGCCCACGAACTCGATAAACAACGATTGGCCGAAATTGACGAAATATTACAGGCCAACCACCAAACCGAAATGGATCGCCTAAAGGAACGGCAACAAATGCAAATTGAAGGTGTAAAAACCGTTGTGGGCAACATCGGTACATTTGCCGCCGCCATGCAAACGTTTATGGAAAATACCAACCGCACACAGGGGGATGGGATTAAAAAACTATTTCGCATGCAACAGGTTGCCGCCGTGGGTGATATCGTATTTAGTACGGCCAAAGCCATAACGGCCGCGTTGGCATACCCGCCATTGGTACGCGGGGCCATGATTGCCACCGCAACGGCAACCGGGGCCGCGCAAACCGCCGTGGTTGCATCCCAACAACCGCCGCAATTCCATATGGGCGGGATGGCACCGGATGAACACAACGCCACGTTGTTAACAGGGGAGGCCGTGATCGATCGTACAACCGTGCGCAATATGGGCGGTGCCGAGGGTTTACGCAATATGCAAAACCAACGTACAAACAACAACAATACGGTTATAATACAACCATTCAAACACATCGACCGATACAACCGCACGGCACGTAAACGCATGGGCCGTAAACACACGGGGGCGTACTAATGGGTACCAATCGCACACCAACCAACATACGCGGGTTTATTACGCCATACGAGTTAACCACCAAACATATTTGGCAAACCGAAACCACGGCAACACAGGGTACGGCACGCGCCGGCATCCCAACCGAGGTTAACAAATCCGGTTTGGTATTGGGTGCGCGCGGCCTCCAAACGGATGCGGTGGACGTTGTAACATTGGATGGCGGCCACGTTACCCAAGGGGCCAAATTTGGTTGGAAATATGCCACCGATGCGGATTATTACGGCCACAACATGCCAAACGTTGTTACCGATATTACGGCGATCGATACTCTTAGTTTGGTTGGGCAAAAATACATTGTACGGGATGCGGTAACATTGGCCGATGGCGTTGTATTGGTTGCGGTGGAATATACCACGGCCACAACCAACACCATACGCGTTTACACGATTGATACCGAGG